GCTCGGCGAGGAGCAGGAGCGCATCCGCCGCAACATCCGGGTGATCGAGCGCCAGTACCGGACGCTCCACAAGGCCACCCACTTCGTGGACCTGACCAACGGCGACAGCCGGATGGTCCCCAACGACTGGGACGAGGCCCGGATCCAGGACTACCTGACACGCAACCCGAACATCGCCACGACCCGGAAGCTCGTCCAGCGCATCCGCTGGACCGTCATCGCCGGCAACGTGCTGCTTCATGACGACTGGTCGCCGTACCGGCACTTCACGGTGGTGCCCTACTTCCCGTACTTCCGCCGGGGCCAGACCGTGGGCATCGTCGAGAACCTGCTGGGGCCCCAGGAGCTGCTGAACAAGGTCAGCTCCCAGGAGCTGCACGTGGTCAACACGTCGGCCAACAGCGGCTGGCTGGTGCGCCGCAACAGCCTGGTGAACATGTCGGTGGCCGAGCTGGAGCAGCGCGGCGCCCAGACGGGCCTGGTGCTGGAGGTGGACGATGTCAACAACGTCACCAAGATCCAGCCGAACCAGACGCCGTCCGGCCTGGACCGCATCAGCTACAAGGCTGAGGAGCACATCAAGGCCATCTCCGGCGTGTCCGACTACATGCAGGGCTTCGCCCGGGAGGACGTGGCCGCCAAGTCGGTCGTGGCCAACCAGAAGTCCGGCCAGGCCAACATGGCCAAGGTCATGGACAACATGAACCGGACGGACCACCTGCTGGCCCGCGCCGTGCTGGCCCTGGTCCAGGAGTACTACACCGAAGAGCGTCTCGTTCGCATTACGGCCGACAAGATGCTGGGCACCACCGAGGAGATGGTCGTCAACCAGGTCACGCCCGAGGGCACGATCCTGAACGACCTGACCCTGGGCGAGTACGCCATCGTCGTCACCAACGAGCCCGAGCGCGACACCTTCGAGGACAGCCAGTTCGACCAGGCCGTGCGGCTGCGGACCGAGGTGGGCATCCAGATCCCGGACAAGTTCATCATCCAGGCCTCCCGCCTGCGTGACAAGTCCGACATCATCACCGAGATGGAGGGCGACCCGAACAGCCCTGAGGCCCAGAAGCAGGCTGAGCTGCAGCAGCGCATGCAGGAAGCCGAGGTGGCCCAGAAGGAAGCCGACGTGGCCAAGGCTCAGGCTGACAGCCAGCTGTCCCAGGCCCGCGCCCAGCGCGAGCAGGTGCTGGCCCAGACCGAAGCCATGGGCGAACCTGCCGAGCAGGACACCACCATGGTCGAGCTGCAGAAGCTGCAGGCCGAGATGGAGCTGAAGTTCAAGCAGCTGGAGATGGAGATCGCCCTCCAGCGCGAGAAGATGGCCCAGGAGATGGCCCTCAAGCGTGAGGAACTGGCCATGAACAGCCAGCTCAAGGCCGAGGAGAGCCGGAATCAGCAGGCTATCGCCCAGCACCAGGCCATAGAAAAAGCCAAATCGGATAGAATCGCGGCAGTGCATCAACGGGCGCAACCCCGGGACAACGCCCAGTCCCCCTCCGGCAAGCCGGCCGCCCCGGCCCAACCCCGGTCTGACAAGGAGCAATCCAAATGAGTGAGCAGAACCAAGAAGTGCAAGCTGAGAACCCAGTACCGAGTACTGAACAGGACCGCGGGGACCATTTCGAGCCCGAAAAGGAGCCCGTCAAGGACAGCCTGAGCGAGGCTGGGGCCGACCTTGACAAGGAAGGCGAGGAAACTGCCGAGGAAAAGGCCCAGCGGGAGGCCGAAGAGGCCGCCGCCGAGGCCAAAAAGCGCATCCGGATCCCGAAAGCCCGCTTCGACGAGGCCATGACGAAGGCCCGGGAGCGGGAAAAGGCTCTCCAGGCCGAGATTGAGCGCCTCCAGGGCGCCCAGCAGGAGCGTCAGTACGGTGCCGACCTGTCCGCCATGCGCTCCAAGATCGAGGAGCTGTCGGACAAGTACGAGGACCTGATCATGGAGGGCATGAAAGAGGAGGCCCGCAAGGTCCGCCGCGAGCTGGATGCCCTGCGTGACCAGTTCAACGACGCCTCCGTGGCCGTCAAGACCCAGGCCGTGCGCAAGCAGACCCTGGACACCCTCTCCTACGAGCGGGCGCTGGACGAAGTGGAGCGCAAGCACCCCGTCCTGAACCCGGATGCGCCGGAATTTGACGCCGCCAAGGCCAACGAGGTGGCCGACCTGATGGACGCGCTGATCGCCAAGGGCAAGAACCGTGCCCAGGCGCTCGCCCAGGCCGTCAAGTACGTGGTCGGCGCCCCCGTCGAGAAGCCCACGGCCCCGGCCCGGGCC